AAACCTTAAGGGATTCTAAAATTTGCTCCGCTTTTTTTGGGGTAACTTTGGATATTTTCCCAGGGGTCTGTTCGAAATCCCAAACGGATGGGACCGCATCACCTTTATCACCGGTGAGCATTTTGGTGAAAATAAAGTCCCTAGGATTCACCTCTTCAGAAGCGGATTTGTTTACTAAATCTTTGAGCTTATCCCGGTCCGGCGAAAGAGAAGCACCCATATTAAAAATACTAACCTTTTGCTCGGCAAGAAGCCAACCCCCCTTCCAACCAGCGGGAACTGTTACTACGTTGTTCTTTGAATTATTATTCCAAACAATAGTCCAATTTTTTTGGTTCCATCTTGCTAGCTGGTGCATATCTTTATCCCCCGAAATGATGATACAATCCTCGCCATTTTTTGTGAAATAGTCTGCCCAAAAATAAAGAAGGTCGTCTCCCTCTGCTCCTTCGACCTTGGAATAAATGAATCCCATTTTTTCGAGGTGCTTACCAAAAGATTGCATCAAATCGAAGAAAATAGACCAATCCACATTTCCATCCTTAACGCGATTTGATTTATAACCACCGTCTTCTATTTCCACATCCTTTCTCCAACTTCGGGAATCCGTAGTGAAAACCAGCCTACCTCCAGTAGGTAAAAGTCGCAACGATGCACAAAGATCGGTTGCTATTTTTCTGATAAACATCGCCTGTTCGCCCTTGGCACCAAGTACCTCTGCTGGGTCTTTGCTGCCATATCCTCCAAAAATTCCAAATGTCTTATGGAAGATGTAGTTGCCATCCATTAAAATGTTTATCATCTTATAAATCTATTTTGTTTATTAGACTTGAGGGATCTTTAAAAAATGGATCCGTTATTCGCTCATCAAAGTTTTCGAAATCCTTGAAATCAGCCTCATCCGCCTTTAATCTTCTTTCCACATCATCAGCATCTCTTCTCATTGAAAGCCGATGTTTCCTAATGGGCTCATCGATGTCTAAATAGACTATGTGTGATTCAGACCTATCTTTTTCGTTTAGCTTTTGGATACCTGATGGGGTCATTATAAAAAGGTTACTCCGATCAAACTCATCCTTAGAGGTTCCATACAGCCACTCGTTGAAAATTACGAACTCGTAAAATCTCTCTTTGAGTATGTAATCGTGGATTGCACCATCTAAACTTACAAAGTAGTAATCAACACCATTGTTTTCACCATCTCGTGGCGGACGCGTGGTGTGTGAGATGCAGTATCTAAACCCCTCATCCTGGAGCATCTTTCGCATATGATCTTTTCCAGATCCTCCCTTACCTACTATAATTATCCTTTTTTTCATTTCCAAAACATTTGTATTCCTATAATCAGCAGAGAAAGAAAAACACAAACTAAGGTTTTCGTTGTCATTCCTTCATCAAGGAAGAACCATGACATAAAAGTGAAAACCATTACCCCAATAGAAAACTGGAGAAGTCTAACTTTCCAACTACTTTCCCATATCTCATATCCAAGTTTTGCTGCTTCAACAAAACCAAAAGAAACTATCACACCAACAATGACGGTGGTTATGAACGAGTTGTTTTTGAACCAATCATATCTGACCTGGGCAAACTGTTGGATCCAAACACCAATCTGAGAAAAAAGAATAAGTGCAACGATATAGATAATCTGCCTACTCATCCTGGTCCTCTGGTAAAGTGTTTTCTATTTTCTCGTACAGCTCGATCGCTCTTTCATAGATAGACGGAGCCCAAGCCCACTTTCCAAAGTCTTCATTGCCAGGAAATATTTCTCTCTCACCCAACTGGATGCCGAAGATTTCCTTAGGCTGATCAATCTTTCTTTTGAAAACCTCCCAGGCAACTACTTTCTCCGCGTCAAGGCAATATTGTTCATATAGCATCGCTCTCTCGCCTCTTTTTAGGAGGCGGTAAATAAATCCATTTTTCTTGATTTCGTTAGGCAAAAGTTCCATTAATTTGAGATTTGTTTTTGTATTTTGAAGACAAGAGAAAGAAGTGAAACCATCGGATCAATTACTAGCATTCTCTGTGCCTGATGTTCGGCCACCATAACTATCACACTTGGGATAATTTTAGCCTGTTCAGGCTTGGTGCTCTGCACCCAGCTGATGAACTCCTTGCCTAAGGAAAGCATAACCTCATCCACCTTACCCGAATATTGTCCAACCATAAACTGATAGTTTTTAACAGGATCCTGATTTGAAAAAATTAACTGGTAGAGTTCTTCGTACGAGTAAGACGAATCCTTAACCTTCTTCAGATCAATTACTCCAACCCCTTCAATTGACCACGCTTGAATTTTATTCAGAGCAGATCTGAGATCAGGGAAAAAGTCCCTTTCGAAAATACGAAGTGCATCTTCTTCTATAGTGATATTCAATTTCGAAAGGATGAGGGTAACCCTTTCCCTCCATTCCGTTTTCAACTTCTCTTCCTCATCCGAATTGATTGGGTCAAAGTTTATGACTTCGAATCTGCTTTGGATAGCTTCTGGCACTTTGGCTATCCAGTTACAGGTTGCTACAAATCTCGTGTTAGTAGCAAATTTTTCGATAGTGCCACGAAGAGCTTTATAGAATTGGTCAGATGCTCCATCAAACTCGTCAAGAATTACCACCTTCTTTGAAGATTTTCCGTCCATTATACTGATGGTGGAGCAAAAATCATTTATCTTGGTACGGATGACCTCTACAGAGCTTTCATCGGATACGTTTATGAAGAGATGTGGATGGTCTTTGGCCAAGATCTTAGCCAAAGTTGTTTTTCCGCAACCTGGTGATCCAGCAAGTAAAATGTTCTGATTCAGTCCCTTTCCATCGAATAGGTTTCTTATCCTATCCGGTAGAATCATGTGTTTAATGTCCCGGGGCCTGAGCTTTTCTGTAAGCAGCTGATTGATCATTAAAATCCTTTACCTTTTTACAGAAAAGCAAAGGATTAGTTTCCCCTATTTGAAGAGAATCGACATATCGTCCGCTGTGTTTTTATCGTGTCTAATCTCGATAAAACGTGGAAGAAAAAGAGATCTACCACCAAATTTATCAGTGATGGGTTCGTTGTATTGGACTGCTGCGATTTTACCTATAAGAGAATCTGGGTCGGTGCTCAGTTCTTGTAAATCCTTATCGGTAAATCCTGATCCTATTTTCACCTCGAGAGTTTTGGATAAGTCTGTACAAATAAAGCCGCCTATAAAGCCCTCTCTTTTCCCTTCGCCCGGATACCAGCCAGTTATTTCAAGATCGCAATCTTGGATTTGCTTGAGCTTCACCCAATTCTTGCTTCTTTTGCACTCATAAACGTGATCCCCAGGTTTCAATATTACGCCCTCACCACCTAGTGAAACTATAAGGCCGTAAATCTTCTGAGTTTCCTCCATAGAATCTACCACCCATTGGCGAGCTATGGTTACCGGTGAATCTACTTCAAGAAACCCGAGTAAGAATTCTAATTCTGCTCTTCTTTTGATGAAAGGCCTAGTTCCTTTTCCAGTCTTTAGAACTTCAGACTTTTCCAAGTCAAACACGTTGAAAAGAAAATCCTTGTCAATATCATTTGGAGCAGTTCCCTTCAATATCTGTGTAACCTTACCCGAGACAGATTTTCTGTTTATATCAGTAAGCTCCCCGTCAAAAAACACTTCACCAGCAATATTTGCATTGTGCAAAACATTAATCAATGAAGATTCGATTCTACGAAGTTTACTTTTATCCAACTCGTTGAAAGCCCTTGTATAGAACTGGAATCCCCTTTCTCCATCACCAACAGCTATAACGCGAACACCGTCATATTTTTCTTCGCAGTAGATCTTGCTCCAACCTGCTATTTCTTTTTGATCATCGGAAGCCAGCATCAGAGAAGGGTCGGGAATTAGCTCCCTGCCAATCGCTTTGTTTATCAATTTGGCTCCTATTCCTATATTCATCCTTTTGGTTAGGATCTTCATAAGAATATCTCTCAACAAAAGATCCTCTTTTGGATCTGATGAAAGTTGAGAATTGATAAGATTATTGGCTCTCTGTCTCAAAGAATCATTGGCAGCGGGAGCCTTTTTAAGTTCTTCTACAAGATCACGAAAAACTCCGAACCCCGGAAAAGCAGAGGGAGGGATGATCCCCCGGTGTCTCTCAATTTCAAGCTTATGAAGTTTGGTTGTGATAAACGGATTGAAACACACATCGATGATGTAAAGCATTTCTTCAGACAAAGATTCTGCTATAAGTCTTTGCTTTTCCTTTTGGGATCCATTACCAGTCAGAAGTTCCACCTCTGCAAGGGTACGTAGTTCGTTGATCATAGTACAAAACTAAGATTTATTCGCGGATAAAAAAAATTAAACCAGAATTGGAGAGCCATCCTTTGATTGAAGGAGGGGGTGGGTTTTTTCTAAATAGCCAAACAGCTGACCACTATGGATTGGGACCGCTCCAGAGAATTGACAAACTATGGATCCCGCCGCATTAGATATCTTAACACTATCGGACAGGGAAAGGCCACCAGCAAGACACAGTGCAAGAGTTGCACTGACGGTATCGCCAGCACCGGAAACGTCACTCACCTCTATCTTGATTCCGGGTTCGATGATTTTCTCTTTCTTTGAAACCAGAAGCATTCCATCTTCGGAAAGGGTAACTAAAACCATAGATATACCGAAGTCATCAATTATCTTTCTGCAAATGCTCACTATTTCATTTGTTCGTAATTCGGAATCTGGTGAAATTCCACCGATCAATTTAAGTTCCGAGAGATTCGGCTTAATAAGAGTGCAGCCACTGAATTTTGCCAGGTTTTTGTCCTTGGGATCAACAATCACTAAAACTCCGGATGATATCGAGGTTTCAATAATTTTTCTTGTAAGAGTTTCCGTCAAAACCCCTTTGCCATAATCTTGAATGATAACAGCATCTACCCCAATCACAAGTTCTTGGAATTTTTCGAAAATCTTCTTTTCCAACTCCTCGTCTATCGGATGAATTTGCTCATCATCTATTCTAGTAATTTGGTGATTGTTGCCAATAACTCTAATTTTGGTTGTTGTTGGCCTTGTTCTATCTTTGAAAAAGCTGGTCCTTATTTTTCTCTCTTTGCAAATTCTAGTGAGAGAATCAGAATTGCTATCATCCCCGCATATAGACAAAAGATGGGCTTCAGCCCCAAGGGAAACTACATTTTGAGCAACATTAGCTGAACCGCCGGGAAATAGCTTTTCCTCCTTCTTCAGAACAACTGGAACGGGAGCTTCGGGTGAAACCCTTGTAACTTTACCGTGGACGTACCAATCCAAAATTGAATCACCTACTACTAATATTTTCTTGCTTTGAAAAATTTTACTCAGAATCACACTAACCGAAATTAAAGAGTAAATGGTTCGCCACCTTCTTCACCGCCGCTTTCACCCGCTTTCTTCTTTTTGGCTTCCCCTTCCTTTGCTTCTTCTTCCTTGTATCTTTCGTTAATACGGTATTCATCCATGCTTAATCCCAACCACCTTTTAATTAGCCATTCTTTATCAAAATAAGGAACTTCCTCTTCTCCAATTTTTTGCTTCATATCACCGAGTGTTGTGATAAAGTTTGTCCTTTTGGTGTAATTAGAAAGCTGTATAAGCTGTTCAAACATATTTTCCTTTACAAAGTTGAGACCGAGATTCGCCTTGAATGATCTATCCTTAGAAAGATGGGGGAAGTCCAAACACATCTGGATGTAAAGAGGCTTCACCATAATCTCCTGGAAGATAGAGCGTAATCTCATCACAAACTTTTCATATCTTATTTCATCTCTTTCAAGTTGATCGATACTTATTTGATAATTAGCGGGGGTCCCACCTCTGAAAGCAAATCTTGCGTATGGAATCTTTGAATCAAGTTTTAACTTGTTGTAGAAATAAACTACATTTTCCATCACGTTGAAATCAGGTCCATTTGGATTCAATGTATTGATATCAGGAACCTCTCCGTCTTTTTGTGGGAAAAGATAGTTTTTATAAAACTGAATTCTAGGAGCACCATTCACGGTAAGCTCTCCTGAGGTATCGTTGATTTCAATTTGTTCCTTATACTGAGACATAAGCTGTCCAAGCGTTTGCATGGCTTTTTGCATGGATTGTGTGCCTACCGGTATAACAAATTTTAAACGGTAAGAAGCATTCATCACGTTCCAAATTACCCTTGTGTTTTCCATAACACGGAGTATGTTATAAGAACGAATTAACCTTTCGGTGTAGCTTACCCGGGAAACTGTATTTCCTTTAGCATATGACAAATAAATGATCTGGTCTGCTTTAAGCTTCCGTGTCATTCTATTGTCTTGAGGATACTGTATCCAAATTTGCTGGAATTCACCATTGGGTTGTTGTTCCGTCGCAGGTTGCAGAGAAGTAGCATCCAGCTCTTTGAATCCAACAATTTTCTTGCCATCAGTTGAGTACACAATTTCAAAAGCAAGAAATCCATCAATTAGGAACTGTCTGAAATATTGCCAGGCCAATATGCTTTGTTGGAATCCAAAAAGCATATACAGCGTACGGAAATTTTCTTCAACTCTTTCTCTGACTTCTGGCTTAAGATCAATGTTTACTAAACTGGGATAAGCAAAGAAGTTCTTGTCATCGTAGTTCACAGCATCATCAGAGATAGTGTCCAAAATAAAATCGATTTCACCATTCAATGCGAACTTGCGCAAGAAATCTCTTTTACCCAAATAGTCTTTATCAAAATAAGCAATGTACTTTCGTATCCTCGTATCCTGATAACCAAGGGTCCAGAAAAAAGCACTATTCTCGGTGAAGCCTGTTCCTTCCGAATTGAAGAATGTTGATTCGGTCGCACCAATAGCCTGAGAATTACGGATAACCATATCCTCGTACTCCATACCGAATTTACTGATCTTGGTTAGGTTTCTGTATAAATTACCTAAAAATGATCTTTCCTGAGCGTTATCTAAAAATCCTGCCATGGTTATGCTTCCGGTTCTGTTGTTGTCTCGCCACCCTCTGCAGGAGGAGTTTCTTCAGGAGCTGCTCCTTCCTCGGGAGCTGCTCCTTCAGCTGGAGCTTCTTCTTTACCAGCTTTAGCTTTGTCTGCAGCTCTTTTTAGTTTTGCTTCTTTATTTCCTGCAATGTCATCCTCGGTCATACCAAGGCAATTTTCTATCAGGTAAGCAAGGGAAAAGAAAGGTTGCCCGTCCTCACCAGTAAGAGTGTACATAGCATCCACAGATTCTTTCTTCTTGAGCATGCTCTCAATCTCCTGATTTACCCTGAACGGGTTATCCGAAATGAAAGTTAGTCCAAGCTGGCTCTTAAAAGTGTAATCCTTTTCAAGTTCAGGAAAATCTCTGCAAAGCTGGATCCAAAGTGGTTTGATCAAAATGTCTTGGAATCCAGATCTAAGTCTCATGATAAACTTAGCAAACCTAATTTCCTCTTTATCCAGACCTTCAGCAGCGTTTGCGTACTGCCCAATCGACCCTCCATCAGGACCTTGGAATCTCGAGAACGGGATTTTTGACTCCTGGACAAGCTTATCAAAGAAATACGCCAGGGGAGCTGGATCATTCAAATTAGGACCAGCTGTATTCAAAGGCTCGATAGTTGGTTCGCCGTTTGCGCCCTTGGGCATCAAATAGTTTTTATAGAACTGTATTTTTGGTTGGCCGTCGATAGAAAGTTCACCGCTTTCGTCGTTGAATCTTATATCTTCCTTATAAATGCTCATTAATTCACCAAGCGTTTGCATGGCTTTTTGTTGGGATCTAGACCCAACAGGAACTGTCATTTTCATCCTGAAAGAAGCATTCATAACAGACCAGATCACTCTGGTATATTCAATGATTCTCAGAACGTTGTAAGGGCGGATTAGTCTTTCGGTGTAGCTAATTCTAGAGACCGCATTTCCCTTCGGATAAGAGATGTAAATGATCTGTGAATCATAGAGCATCCTTCTTTTTCTTTCGTCCTTAGGGTATTGATACCAAACATTTAAGAAACTCCCGTCTTTTTGCTTTTCGACCGAGGGCATAAGAGTGGTCGCATCAAGTTCCTTAAAACCTATGATATTTTTTCCTTTGTCGTCGTATACAATTTCAAAAGCAATAAATCCATCAACCAGAATCTGTCTGAAATACTGCCACGCACTGATGTCGTCATTGAACCCAAACATATCGTACAGTTGCTTGTACGTAGAATCGATTTTGTCAACTACATTTTGCTTAAGCCCAGTTAAATTTAAAAACGCAGGATATGCAAAAAAGTTAAATGGATCGTAAGTGATCGCTTCATCACAAACAGTATCGAGGATGTATTCAATTTCAGGGTTAAGAGAGAATTTTCTTAAGTAATCTCTTTTTCCTGCATAGTCCTTATCGAAATAAGAAATGTATTGCCTGGTAGTGGTGTCTTGTCTACCTAAAGAGAAAAACATGGTCTCATCCTCAATGGGACCTTTCTTTAAAAATTCAGCCTCAGTTGCACCAATAGCCTGAGAATTCTTCACCACCATGTCACCATACCTCAAGCCGAAGTTACTCAGATTTTTAACTGAGTCTCTAATCCGTTGAAATATGGGATTACTGTTTGGGTTTTCTACAAATCCTGCCATTTATTTTGTTGGCTCTACTTTTTTAGCTAAAATCAACCTATTGTTTTCGATTTATATTGATTATATATCTGTTCTAAAGATAGACCATCCAGGAAAGACTCATTAAAGTAAATCAATTTCACCCAATCATCATAATCAACCACCTTGATATTTGAAAGGTATTGTTTTTTGAATCCAAAGACTGCACTTTTGTAGCCAAGATCTCCTATAATGTTTTCCAGATCCGAACCCTTTATATTAAGAGATTCCTGTGTGGATCCAATTCTTTCACTATTTGATTTGATCTTGTCGAAGTAAGCAGTGAAAATTCTTTGGAGGATCTTCGATTTAAATTCAGGGGGAATAACTGTGAGGTCAACAACTTTACAAATAATTTCTCCTCCCACCTTTTCCTCTGACAAA